CAACGGAAAGGCGAAGCGATGACGGACTTCGGAGGTATGGGCGGCGTCACGGGCGGGCGACCGCGGAACACCGGAGACGCCTTCGAGCAGGCCGTCGAGCGCGCTCTCGGTGAGAGGCTGCGCAAGGAGCACGTCGGTCAGCCGCGACCGGACTGGTTCGAGGGCACCGGCATCGGCCACCGCCTGTGGGGCTCGCTCGCGAACGTCGACTGGAAGCACGAGAACGGCGACACGGCGAGCTACTCGTTCCGGGCGGCTGGCGACCTGATCGCGGCGATCGTCGGAGAGGGCGACTACATGACGTACTACTGCTCCGCGGGCTACGGCGCCATCGACGACGAGGTCGCAGAGGCGATGGCGCGCGAGGGGTGGACGGCGACTGTGATGGGGCTGGGATGAGCGCCGCCGAGAAGGAGCGCGACCAGCTTGGCAGCATGTGCGCCGCGTACGAGGAGAAGTTCAAGATGCAGCGCGAGATCGTCTGCGCTGCGCAAGACTGGCGGAAGGTGGACAGGACGACGGATGCGCCCCACGCCTTGCTCCGTCTACTCGACGCGCTCGCCGCCGCAGTGGACGCGCTGGACAAGTGGGAGAAGGACCGAGCGAAGGAGAGGGAACATGGAACAGACGACGAACGATGACAGCCCGGTCTGGCGGCGCGGCAATCTCTACGCGGTGCGCAGTGCCGGTTGCGCTGATGGCTTCGAGGTTTGGCACAAGTATGGGAACTCCAGCATCCCTGTCTCACTTGGCAAGGATGTGACGAGCCTGCGAGAGATGTTGACCGATCTGGAAGAAGCCGGCGAGAACGAGGCGTGGAGAGCACGGACCATTGGAGGTAGCAGCATGGACGGAAGCAACACGAACGATGACCTGAACGACCACGCGGTCGAGCGAGCGATGCGCGAGGGCGACCCTATCAATCACCCGAAGCACTACCAGGGTCACCCCAGCGGGGTGGAGTGCATCACGGTCGTCGAGCACTTCAACTTCAACCGTGGCAACGCCATGAAGTACATCTGGCGGGCCGGGCAGAAGGGCAACGAGATCGAGGATCTCCGCAAGGCCGCGTGGTACATCCAGCGGGAAGTGGAGCGCCTGATGCGCGACCGCAACGAGAAGGACGTGCACGTCGCCGCGTCGCCGGAGGTCATCGACGAGGTGCTCGCGGCGGAAAATCGCGCCGGCTTTCTCTACACCGACGAGCTTGGCGTGGTACGACAGTTTCCGAACCCATCTGCCGAGGAGCCCCGCGAGGACGTGGGCTTCGCCCTGACCGACGCGGAGGCAGCGGAAGCGGAGCGGGCGGTCAGCGAGGCGTTCGACCACAACATCAAGGCCCCGATGGGGGATGCTGACTGGGGCGGTGAGATCCGCCGCAAGCTCGGGATCGCCCGCGGGAAGCTGGATGGGCTGGCACAGGATCTGGAGGAATCGGGCGGCTGGGAGGAGACGGTCAAGGAGATCCGGCAGACGCTGCGTGAGACGGCTGACCCGAATCCGCGACCCGTGGATGAGCTTCTCGTCCCAGGTTCCCTTTACTTCAAGCGACTGCAAGAGAATCTGGATGCGGCCTACGAGGCGGCAGGCATCAGCGGCCTGGAGAATCTGGCGCAGCACATCAAGTCGATGCGTGCCGAGCGCGATGCACTGAGGGAGAAGCTGGCGTTTCGTGTGCACGAGCCGGGCACGTTCGCTGCGCTGCAGGCAGAGGTCGAGGCGTTCCGCAGAGCGAAGGAGTCAGGCACATGACCACCGTCAAGCTCCAGTACTGGCCCGTGCTCTCCCGCGACACGACCATCAACGGCAAGCTGATACGCGGCGGCTACAAGCGCACCGCGCTCGCTCTGCAGGAACGAGAGGAAAAGCTCGTCCGTCTGGAGACACGTGCACGCGCCATTCTCACCTGGGGTGGCGACGAGGTGAACCTCGCCGAGTTCAGCCTGAACACCGGACGCTGCATCGGAAACCCGGACTGGGTGATGATGAAGGAGTCGCGGAAGGCGCTACGCAAGCTCGCGCGGGGACAGTTCCCGAAGGAGACGGTGGAGGACGTGACCTACTTCCCGAGCGGCGAGAGCATCACGACGGACACGGCAGAGACGGACCTGGCGAAGCGGGAGCCGGGCACGCTGGAGGACATGCGGCTCGTCGGACCGCAGGGCGTGCTCGCCGCGTCCGTGCTCGCCGAGGAAGATCGTTGCGCCGAGAACGCCCCGTACGAAGGTGTCCCGGAGCTTACGGAGACGGTGAAGCTCAACACGGAAGGGAACGGCGCAGTATGAAGGCCGAGTCGTTTTGTTACTGGCTCCAGGGTTACTTCGAGATTCTGGATGCGGACCGGCCTCGAACAGAAAGCGAGAAGCCGCTCACGCCGCTCCAGGTGGTGATGATCAAGCGACACCTCGCGATGGTCTTCAAGCACGACATCGACCCGAAGCTCGGCACGCCGGAGCACGTGGCGAAGCTCCAGAGCATCCATGACCGTCTGGACATGATCGAGTCGGCGCCAGTCCAGGTGATCGATCCCAACCCCCGCTATACTTGCTGAGGGGCGCCAGATGACCCCCGACGAAGAACTGCAGGCGTACGCCAGGGTGAAGGATCGGTTCGCCCGCTACCACAGCGCCCTGACCGAAGCGCGCGACGCGCTCCGCGCGGCGTACTCAGCGATGGAGGAGATCCTGCCGGTGAACAACTACCGGACGCAGGTGCTCTCCCAGATCCGCGCTGCCGGTGAGCGAGCGAACGCGATCCTCGGGCGAAGCGCGGCTCGATGATGGGGGTTGCGTGGAGCCCCGCCGTGAGCGATTCTTGAATCCCGAAGGAGCGTGAAGAGCATGTCCGAAGACTTCGAGCAGGCGATCAAGCTGCTAGCCAAGATGCGTGGCGTGTCGGTCGACGTCGTCAAGCAGGAGATGCTGGAGAAGGCCATGGGGCTCGGAGGGACGAGCGAGCCGCCGCGTCCCGAGCGACCGGCCGCGATGTCCCGCGTGTCCGGGGATGCCAGTGGGGCTGACCTGTCGCGCGTGCGCGCCGAGGCCGTCCAGCGTCACCAGGCCCAGGCGTTCCCGGGCTCCCCCGTCGTGCGGTACGAGGGTGACCACCGCAACGAGTCCCCCGAGGAGGCGCAGGAGCGTTGGTACGAGGAAGAGGCGGAGCTTCTGGATGGCGTCCACGGGCTCGGGGGATCGTCGGCCGGCGGGATCTTCGGTGGCGGCGCCATCGCGACGAACATCTACGACCCGGAGGCGATGGGCCGCGCGGACGCCAGGATGTCCCAGACCGCGACGATCAAGGTCCTGGGCCTGGTCGAGAAGCTGGAGCGGCGCCTGGCCGAGTCCGAGGCTCGGGCGGCCGGGTACCTCCCGGGTGGCGGGCAGCCAGGCGGGGCTCTCCCCGGCGCGGCGTCACGGCGGCTCGGGCGGGGCAAGCGGTGAGACTGGCCCCAGACAACGACCCGCCGGCACCGATCACGTTCATCCGACCGGACCCGAGTCAGTTCGTTCTGCTCGTCGCCAAGACGCGGGGCAACGGGATCGTCGCCGGCACGGAGAACTTCAAGCCAGGGGGCACCGAGTGGGCGACGGACCGGGACCTGCGAGACGCGGGGTACATGCCGGTGGAGGACGGACGGAAGCTCCTGGAACTGCTGCGGGAGGCCGTCTCGGCGGCTGAACAGGCGGACGACCGGTTCGAGACGATCGGGACAGGCTGGATGGATCGGGCCGAGCGGATTCTGGGCGGCGGGCTCGAAGCATCGAAGACTCGATGAAACTGTTTCACGTTTCTCAAAATGGCTAGACGGAGACGGACGAAATCGGAGATCCACCTCGGGATAACTCTGCCAGAGCCCGAGGAGCGGAGATGCTGCTCCTGTCGCCGGATGCTACCGAAGGAGCAGTTCGCTCGGTGTAAAATGCAGGGCCGGCAGCGTCGGTGTCGGGGGTGCAACGTGGCCAGTAAGAGAGCCTGGAGAGCAAGGCACCCAGGAGCGGCCACTGAGCGGTATCGGACGGACAGCGAATATCGTACAAAGGTGAAAGCTCGCGCCCGGGTCGGCATGCGCATCCAGCGCGGCACGATTGAGCGCGGCTGCTGCGAGCGCTGCGGAGCCAAGGACGCCCAGAGTCACCATGACGACTATACCCAGCCCCTGGCGGTGCGGTGGCTCTGCTCGAAGTGCCATGGCGAGGAACACTACCCGGATGCTGGCAAGGGATGGGGGCACGATGGAACGGCCTGGTGCTCAGGCCACAAGACGTTTCTTCCTGTGCGCGCGTTTACCCCGCAGAACAGTTACTGCCGCGCCTGCCGGAACGCCTACTTGGCGGGCCTGAAGGCTAAGAAGCGGGAGGAATATGAGGCCCAGATGGCCGCCCTCGCCCGCAAGTACGCCAACCGATGACCATACAATACGCTGCCGGCACCCTCGTGGTGGCCGAGACCACCGGGCGCGTCCTGCTCATGTGCCGCTCGGACGGCAGCGGCTGGAGCCACCCCGGCGGCATGGCCGATCCGGAAGACGAGTGCGCCGAGGAGACGGCAATCCGGGAACTTGTCGAGGAGACCGGCTTCCCGCCGATCCTGACCGAGCAGTGTGGCCATACACAACTGGCCAAGCTCGATTCCGGCGAGGTAGTGCTGCTCGACGAGGACGACGACTACGACTCCTCCGTCGTGTTGGTCTACGACCTCTTCGTGGTTACAGTCCGCGAGGAGTTCGTGCCGAAGCTCGACGGAGAGCACACGGCGTGGGCCTGGGTCCACCCGGATGATCCGGAGGACCTGACCGGCTCGCTGCACCCCGGTGCCGCTCGCGCTCTGGTCTGGTTGATGGAGGAGTACGCCTGATGGAACACATGATCGCGAACGCCCTGACTGGGCTCTGTCTTCTGCTCTCGGTCGCCCTGGTCGCGCTCTGGCGCGTCTCGACCCGCCGCATCGGTGAACTTCGTCGGGCGCTCGATCTGGCGTCGCGTCACGCGGACGAGTCCCGCGAGGCGGCCCTCGCGCTCGGGGAGATGGCCCGGACCGAGGAACGCAAGGCCAAGGAGTTCTTTGACGTGATCGCGGGCATCGAAAAGGAGCGGGACGGCTGGCAGCGGTTCTACCGGTCGTCGAGTCACGCGGCCGGCGTCGCTCAGTCGTGGCTGATGCGGGATCTGTCCCGAGTCGTCGCCCAGGCAAACGCCTACGCGGCCCGCCTGCAGACGCTCGGACAAAAGGTTCAGCCCGTTCAGGTGGACCCCAGGCTGCAGGAAGTCCTGGAAGACTTCTCACTGGAACATGCTGGAGGAAAGCAGGACGTCGTCACAGCTTCCGGGGCCGCTCCAGAGGCACTGCTAGCCGTCTCCGTCACCCGGTAGGGACAGTGCCCTTGCCCCGGCATGTGCTGATGCTTAAAGTGGCCGCACATGTCCGAAGAACCGGGAGAGGCCCGCGATAGCGCGGAGCCGGACGAAACCGTTATCGAGTCCCCTGACGGGGGAAGCGACGACAACGTAGAGACCGAGTTCCACCCGTTTGATGAGGTGGACGAGGACTTTCAGCCTGGGCCCATGACCCGGGTGATGGGGGTCGACGGGCTGCCCGTCACGGTCGACCAGACGGCGGAGAGCGACATCCCAGCGCTCTCGACGACGTCGCTCGTGTGCATGGCGGACGTCTCGAAGTTCGTGACGCGCGACTACCAGTGGGGCCGGGTCACTCGCGAGTACGAGCCGGCCGCGGTCACTCGCATGCCGAACGGCAAGTGGATCGTCAACGACGATGGGGGAAACCCCGTGGCGGAAGTTCATCCGATCCGCCCCCAGTGCCGCCACTACGTCCGCCAGCAGGGCAGCTTCCACCTGAACGCGCAGCACAGGAAAATCTACCGCCTCTGCGCCGCGCGCCGCACGACCGAGGGCACGTTTATGACCGTGAGCGATCTCGGCATGTGGGCGTGCGACATGCGCGACCCGTACGACGCGGAGAGCGCGAAACATCTCGACGGATTCGACAACATGAAAATCGAGCAGGGGAAGAAGCGTGAGCATCTTCCGATGTTCCAGAGCTTCGGCATCTTCGCGACGCCGACGAAGAAGGAGGACTGAGCATGCCCGAGATCCCGACGCAGCTGGTGCAGGCAACGGAAGCGGTCAACGACGATGATCCGGATACCGATGCCGAGTTCAAGTCGCTCTACACCGACGCGATGGAAGGGCGCGACCGGTTCGCCTCGCTCGCAAAGGTAGCGGACGACGCGGGTCACGCGGAGGTGGCGAAGGTCTACCGAGAGATCGGTGGCGCCGTGATGACGCTGCTCATGGACATGATCGCCGCGAGCGGCAACGCGCTGGTGAACATCGAGACCGATCTCGACGACATCCCGACCGGCGGGGCCGCCACTGAGTCCGGCCTGCTCGCCGACGACGCCGAGAAGTACCTGCAGCTGTTCGATCAGTACGTCCGTCTGCTCGACGGGCTAACGGGGCTCGTCCCGTCTGGCAGCGAAGGCGACGCGCAGCGCGAGGTCTTCGCAACCCTTCGGCGCATGACCGAGGGGATGGTCGAGTACACGCGCAGCATCATCATCGAGGAGGAAGAAGACGGGGCAGAGACAGAGGAAGAGGAGCCGAACGAGGACGCATGAGCGAGCCGGGCCTGGATCCGCAGCGGGACGATCCGGTCGCTCCGCCTGAGCGGCAGATCGACCGGAAACTGCTGACGGAGTCCAGGCTCTTCGGCGTGCCGTATGCCGCCTACACGGAGATGACTCCGCGTGAGCGCGGGGCGGTCAAAGGCCGCTGGGTGAACAAGCTCCGGCAGGAGGCGAAGCGGCGCAACGTCGATGCGGACGAGTTCGTTTCCATGACCGAAGAAGCTCGCGAGGAGGCTCGCGCCAACTTCCCGGAGCACATTCGGGCGCAGCCGGGGCCTACCGTGCGCCGCAGGGTGCCGGCCAACAAGACGATCGAGGACATCGCTCGGGCACATGCAGACGATGACGACGACCCGCCGCCGTCGTCTCGTCAGCCGCGGTCGCAGGTAGCGGAACTGTACGACGAGGGTCTGACGGATGGCGAGCCGGAGACGTACTCGCAGATGGACGATGTCCCGCCGACCGAAGCCGATCCGAAGATGCGCGCGAACGCAACGCTCGGAGACGTGCGGCCGACCGACAACGAGGATCTCGTCGGCTGGAAGCAGCCACGGAATCTCCGGGACGTCTACGCTCGGTTCACGATCGGGGACGGTCAGCACTTCGTTCGCGTCGAGCGGATCGATCCGAAGGTCTGGCAACAGATCCCGTGCTCGGGCTACCTCGGGGAGATCCGGGAGCCGGTCACTGAGCCGGAGTTCCATGCCTGGTACGGCGGTCGCGTGTACGCGCTGACGGTCTACGGGCCAGATCCGAAGGGCCGTCGAGACGCATCGACCGGCCTTCCGATCATCAAGGCGAAGACCGAGCCGTTCCGATACACCGTCCCGATGCTGCCGCCGAACCTGGCGGTGCTTCCGGGAAACAATCCGACCAGACAGCAGCAGGGAGAAAGTCAGATGCATCCATTCGCTCAGTTCGGTGCCCCGCAAGGGCTTCCCGCCACGCCCGCAGACGCGCAGATGCACAAGACGAACATCGACTTCATGCAGAACCTGCTGCGGACGAGCGAGGAGGAGAAGAAGGAGCTTCGCCGGGCGGCCGAGCACAGTGGCCCGAGCAAGGACGTCCTGCAGGTCGTCAGCGAGACGAGCAAGCAGGCGGTAGAGCAAGCCAACCGTGCGGCCGACCAGCGAGAGGCGGCTCTGCAAGAGCAGTTGAAGCAGGCTCGTGAAGACAACCGCGCGCTGGCCGCCAAGATCGAGAAGGTCTCCGAGCAGCAGCAGCAGAGCCGACCGAACCCGGTGCAGGACGCCGTCTCACTGATGAACACGGTGAACCCGGGCAGGAGTTCGGAGGAGGAGGTCAAGCGTCTGCGCGAGGCGCACACCGAGGAGGCCGCTCGGATCCGCGAGGGTCACCGGGAGAGTCTGGCCGCGCTCAAGGAGCGTCAGGACGATGAACTGAAGCGGCTGCGTGAGCGACTCGATGACGTCGAGAAGGTAGGGCGGTCGAAGCTCGACGATGCAGAGCGCCGCTGGCGCGAGCGCGAGAAGGAACTGCGGGACCAGATGGACCAGCAGCGTCGTGACGAGCGGGACACCGCAGAGCGCCGCGTCACCGAGACGGTGGCTCGCTTCGAGGACCGCATGAAGGATCTCCGGGAGCAGCACAACCGGGAACTTCGGATGCAGACGGAGCAGCACGCCACGCGCGTCGACACGACGAAGGGCACGTGGGAGATGCAGCTGACAAACTCGAAGGAGCGCATCGCTCGTCTGGAGGCGGATCTGGAAGAGGCGCAGGCCGAGGCCGAGCGCTCGAAGGATCCGGTCCAGGTCATGGAGAAGGTCACGGCACAGGCCGAGGCGATGGGCTTCACCAAGAAGGAGGACGACCAGACCGCGGGGGAGCGCTTCATCGGCACGGTCGGCATGGGGCTCTCGAAGGCGCTGGAGACGATGAACGACTGGCTGCCGAGAGCGATGGCGGCGCGAGGCCCCGGACTGCCTCCGGGTCCCAGTGCTCCGCGGGCTCTACCGCCAGGTCCGGGCGGGCAGCCGGGGATGCAGCAGCAGCGCGTGGCCAGGCAACCGAACAGGCGCGCGGTGGCGTGGGCTTCTCAGGGCTCGATCCCGATCGCTGGACAGCAGCCGACCATTCCCGCGGACGTGATCCCGCCGCCCGTGGTGATGGTGCAGCCGCAACCGATGGCGCCCCAGCCGTTCCAGCCACCTCCGTTCCAGACTCAGCCGATGCCGGAGCAGCCCGTGCAGGCAGCGCCGCCGCCGGCCTACATCCCGCCTCCGGTGCCGCAACAGCAACCGGTGCCACAGACGAATGGGCACTCGACGAACGCGCTGGGAGCGATCTTCCCGGACGAGGCCATCGTGGAGTTCAGGACGGAGGTCGAGCGGGCGATCAACGCCGGGATGCCGGCGGACATGTTCGCCGAGCGGTTCGTGAAGGCGTTCCCGGAACCGACCGCGATGCTCGTTCAGGCGCACAAGCCGGACGACTTCATCGGGGTGATCAGGGGTATGCCGAACGGAGCCGAGTCGGTGATTCTGCGGCGCGACGGCAAGCGCTGGGTGGACAAGCTCTGGGAGCAGATCGTGGTGCAGCACCAGGCGAGAGCGCAACAGCAAGGAGCGCAGGCGTAATGAAGGAACTCACAAAAGAAGACCTCGAAGCCGAGATTTTCGGACTCGCTTGCGAAGTGATCGATGCCAGTGAGAAAGAGATCGTCCTACGGTCTCTCCTGGACAAAACGGAGTGGCGTTTCCCGCTGCTCCCGGAGTTCGGGGACGTGTACAAGAGGTATGTCGGGCAGCGCATCTGGCTGTCGCTCGGACTCGCGTCGGTGGTGGATGACGTCACGCTGATTGCCGGTGCCGGAAAGGTGCAAATGGGCATCCAGATGACCGAATTGGAACTGGCGCATCTCACTGCGGAGGCGACGGCTTTCGGTATGAGTCCGGCAGAGCTTCTGCGAGAGCGTATCGCTGGGATCGCGGCGACGCTGAAGAAGAAGAAGAAGGAAGCAGCATCGTGACGCAGCACAAGAAGCTGGCGGGGCAGG